GTTCGCTGATGTTATGACAGGCGGTTTAACAGCCGGTATGGGTTCCACAGGAATGGGTGCCCGCAACAAAGCAAACACAGCCGCCACAGCACAGACTGACCGCTTCAATCAAGCAAATACAAACATGGGAATGCGTGCGGCTGGTGGACAACCAACAAACATGAAGTTCGCTTCGGCTGAACGCATTCACGATTCTATCGGACATATTATGCTCCGCAAGCAAATGCAAAGGTGATTTCAAATGGACAGATACGACGACATGTTACTCAAAGCCCGTGCTGAAATGATTGGCAAGGAACCACTACGAAAGGCACCAAAGAATGATGATATGTTTTCAATGGTATGGGAACATGTTATCAAGGCACCACCTCAATTATCCGCCGAAGAGATGGAAGCCTTTAACAGCCACCGACAATTCTATGCCGACCAAGATGAAAAGAAGCGTGTAGATTCTATGGCACAGGAAGCAACACCTCAAGGTGGCGACACGGCTGAATCTATTACCGGCGGAATGTTTGGTGATCCAACACAAGGCTCCACTACATTTGGACAAGAACGACCACCTGCTCAAGCCCCACCAAAGGGCATGGGTGCGAACTTCAAAGCAGGACAACAAGAAACCCGTGACCCGAATAAGAAAGGGATGATGGGTCGATTTATGGATAAGTTCAAGCGAAACCCAAAGCCGCAAGCCGGTTCTGTGGAAGAAGCACAGGCTACACCACCGGGACTTCAACCGGAAACTACCGAAGAACCACCAATGGTTTCATGGAACAATACCCCAGTAGCAAATATGAGTCCCACTTACAAACGATGGCAACAGGATAGGAACACCGAACCCGGCCAAGACTTCCCTTCACGGGAATACATACGGGGTCGTGGCACACAAGAAGATCTTGAACAGTGGGACAAGTGGGATGCACAACAAAACCCAGCAGTGGAGGCCGCACAGGGCGCACCACCCAGTCTTCAACCTACCGATGACGGAATGGACATGAACAGCAGTGGTTCAGCCGATGCTGGCTTTGAAGCCATGGGAGAACAACCCGATGACGGCTTCTATGACCGAATGGTCGGAGAAGAGGGGTCACAGCAAACTCAAGCAAACCCACCGAGATATGGTGATCCAAAACCGGGAGACTTCGGAACCGAAATCTCCGAATGGGGTCGAGATGTGACACCCGGCCAAAACCGAGTGTATGAAAATTGGGATTATGAGAATAATAAGTGGAAGCCAAATGCGGGTAACAAACAATCTCAAGCCCCCGATGCCGAGTTCGAGGAAATACCCGAAACCAAACCACTACCAACAGGTGGTAAAGGCGTAAAGGGACTTCTTGGTGACAATTCACCACCAATTGCCAGCGAAGATAGGCAATTGCCGCAGTATGCGAATGATGAACAAAACTGGACAGGAGATTTGGTCGGCCCCGAAAGAGGAAAGCGCATGGGCTTCAATGAAGTCAATGATCGTAACGATGACGACAAGGGCAAGCAAGGGCCGGGTGGTCGAAGTCAAAGTGGACGCTTGAACGAGAAGAACCGCCGTGAAAAGGCCGTTGCTGATAGAAGCGTCGATCCAACCGAAGCCAAGAAGGAACCTCCAAAAGAAAAGAAGGCAACACCAGCCGCAAAGGCATTAGCCGCCGTGGATGAGAAGAAACCAGCCGCAAAGGCCGCAAAGGCCGCTAAGAAGGCAACACCAGCCGCAAAGGCCGCTAAGAAGGTATCACCCGCAAAAGCCGTGGCTAATACCCCAAAAGGCAAAGAAGCCACCAAACCGGATTTACTTGAACAATTGATGAACAAGCCGGACACACAACCACCAATGACAAGAGGGACTCACAAGCCACCATCTAAGAAGCAAGCAACACCCGCTAAGGCCGCAAAGGAAGTCAAACTCACTCCAAAAACAAAAGCAAAGGCAGTGAAGACTACTGCCACCAAGCGTGCAGGGCAAACGGGTGGTAAGAATGTTTTTCAAGAAAGAGCCAATAAACAGCCAGCAAGGATAAGACCAAAGAATCCAAAGAAAGTCCCATTAGCCCCTGCAAGCACGGCGGCGGCTGAAACCCGCAGTAATGCAAGGGCCGAGTCAAAAAAAAACGAAACAATGAGTGACGGCCCAGCCAAAACTTACGACAAATATATTTCCGGTTCATCCAGCAAGGATTATGTGAGTGAGGTAGTCGAGGCCGCACGAAGTGGCAACGCTTCGGCCATATCAAGACTAAAGAACGATAGTGGCGATTTAATCGACCACCACGGCATGAGCGAAGACGAACTAAATGAGATAACGGGTTGATGCTTAATGAGTGCCCCTGTGTTAGATCTCGCCAACAAAGTCGATTGGGAAATGGGTCGTCGTGACTTCAAGTATTTTTTTGAAGACATTTGCGGCAAAGCCGAGAATTACATGGTCGCTGACTTTCACCAAGAATGGTTTGATATGAGCGAGAACTTCAACAAGACCTGTGTTATTGCTTCTCGTGATCATGGGAAGTCGGTATTCTATCGGGTATATCTATTATGGAAAATGGCATACAACCCCGGCACAGAAGTCCTATTCTTTTCTCACAGTCAGCACCAATCCATCGAACACATGGCAAAAATGAACGAACTCATAGAATCAGTTCCTACTCTCTCTCACTTGAAACCAAAGCGTGGTTGGGCCAAGCAAAAGTTCAAGATGACAAACAAATCCTCCATCTCGGCTATGTCCGTTGGTAAGGCTGTTCGTGGTGCCCACCCCGACATTGTAGTGCTTGACGATATATTGTCCAGTGAAGCCGCTACCCAATTGACTCACATTTCTTCATGGTTCTTCACAGCCCTCCTACCTGTTCTCCACCACACTGCACAGTTATGTATTGTAGGAACTCCCTTTTCATACACTGATCTGTATCAAGAACTAAAATCACTCAAGGGGTATAAAGTGAGCGAATACCCTGCGATTAGCGAAGAAACAGGTAAGCCGCTTTGGCCCGAACGCTGGTCGCTTGACGCACTACATCAACGCCGTGATGAAATGACATCCATATCATTTACCCGTGAATACCTGTGCAAACCAATTGCCAGTGAATCGAGTCTGTTCCCAATTGAAATGACAGACCCTTGTAAAGACGACGACCACGCATTTGTCTTTGACCCATATGCTGGCGACTTTGAAGAGGATGTCAATTACTACATCGGCTGGGATCCTGCAATCAGCCCCGACCGAAAGGCCGACTATACTTGCATGGTTGTTTTGGCTATGGATAAGAATAGACATAAGAGAGTGGTTTGGATGCACCATGAAAAGGGAATGGATTTCAGTTCTCAAATTGATAAAATCATAGAATTGAATGCAAGGTTCAACCCCGTCATCGTTGAATTGGAAACAAACAATTTCGCTCAAGCATTCCACCAAGTGCTGAAAGAGATTAGCGACTTGCCTATCAAACCATTTACTATGAGCCGTATGAGAAAAGAAGCGGTTATACATTCTCTCCAATTGCACTTTGAACAGCGTCATTTGATTCTCCCTTACAAGGAAGAAGGTAGAACACGCCGGATGATGGACATTTTACTCAACGAACTTTCTATGTTCACCATGTTGCCAAATGGTAAAATGGAGTCGCTTGGCCGACACGACGATACCGTTATTGCCCTCGCTTTGGCGGTTCAAGCCACAAAAGAATATAGGGACAGCATCGTAGTCCTTGATGGGGCGGCGTGGTCGCAACGCTTAGGGTGGTCGGAAACATGACAAGAATTGTTTGGAATAGTGAAGTCCGTTCTATGAACGATGCAATTGTCAAAATACTCCCTGCGCTTGGGGCAGTGGCCGGTGTCGCCGCAAAAAAATTAGCACCATCCCTTATTGGTGCCGCCGCAGGTAAAATGACTGGGTTGCTCGACCAAAAGAAGGTCAAAGAGCAGGAATTGGCACAGATAGATACCGATGTCGATGCCGAAACAGAACAACAACAACAACAAACCCCCCCGCCGACAGCCGCACCAATGCCTCCCCAAGCAACCACCGGATCTGAAATCACGGGGATGAAGGGCGGTGAACAAACAGCGAACCCCACCGACCAACCCGGTGTCACCGCTTCTCCGACAGTAGGAATCACCAAATCATTTTTCAAAGACGAACTGGGTATTGCCGGTGCCGACTTAATCGAATTACTTTCAAAAGCGGGCGAAGAGGCGTTAATACCCTCGGTTGTCGAAATGTTACTACAAGAACAACATGCTGTCCTAAAATCATTTGATTGGTGGCAACAGGATGATTGGGGCTTGTTGGAATTGCAGGACAACGATTTCAATTTACTTATCAAATACCCCGAACGCCTTGAATATCAATTAAAGAAAACGGTGACTGGGGTTAAGAGATCCGAAAGTAAAGAGGAACGAGATGAGATTTGGAAAGCATGGCATGACCGCCTTAATGCTGAAAACCGCCTAAGCCGTCGTGAACGAAACATACTTTCCACTTGCCACACCACCTTACAAAAGAATGGTGACATGAATGCGGCTACAATTGCCAGTTATGAAGTGGGGGCTACAAGCGGTGAAGTCGCTGGCCTCATCAAGACATACGGGCACCTCTTTGAAATGTCGGTGGTTGGCAAAGGAACCAAGCAAGATGATCGCACCCTCCATTACGGTGCCAATAGACAGCCAGTATTTTTGAAGAGAATAGACTCGTTTATAGGAAATCTATGGGAAGTTGGTGGCGAAATGTCCATCACTAAAAACGGTATTCCACGACTTATTCTACCGTTCGCCACGAAGCGTGCGATTGACTACACCAATGTCTTGAAGAAGGAATTGGGTGTGGAGGGTGTTATGTGGGAAGGCCGTCAATTCGTATTCGAGGGTGATTTGGCCGTGTATAAGGCGGCTGAAATCGCTTTGCCTTATTTGGAAACCCGTCGCAGTGAAGCATCCCTTTTACTATCAGCACTTGAAGGCGACGAAAATGCAGGTCGCCTTATCGCCTTTGAAAAGGCTGAACCGCAGGATCAAGTGAATATGATGAAGGAGTGGAACATTTCATCGACGGGGATGGATGAATGGAGAGAGGTGATTATCAATGGCCGCCGATAAGAAGCGCATTGACCGTTTGTTTGCCGCACTTGGTGTGGACATGGAACGACATTCAACACCTACTCCCGAAATGCCTCTATTCACCAGTGGTGTCCAAGAACCTGCTCTTTTGCAGGGTATAACAATCCCAGCCCTTTATGCGGCGGCCTTTGAGTGTCTTGTCCTCCGTTCTATTCTTACACACCTTGCTACGGAATGTTTCCGTAAGGGCTGGGTATGGAAACCAAAGTTCGTGACTAAATGCCGAGAGTGCGATGAGGAATACCAAAAAGAAGTCGATGCTTGCCTCAAGTGCGAGGGCGAAGTTCGCCCTGCTGACAAAGGACAATTGGAATACGCCGACTCACTTCTCAAGAGCGAAAACAGAATGGCTCAATCATTCCTTGAAGTTCTCCGTGAACTTGAAATGGACTTGAACATTGTCGATGATGCTTACTTGATTTTGACAAAGGAATACTTCGTCGATCCGACTACCGGGAAACCGCAGTTCTACCGAATAAAGGAAATCACCCGTGCTGACCCAATTTTCATGCGTATTGTCGCTGACAAGCGTGGTATTCGTGGTGGCAAGCAATACACCAGCCTACTCGACCGTTCGTTCCGAACAGGCAACAAGGATGAGAAGTGTCCAAAGAC